AAAAAAGGCTACGACTTCGACCTGTTCTGTAGCAAGCACAAGATCCGCGGAAGCCGTGAAGTGACCAAGAGCCAGCAATTCGAGATTGACCAGCGCACAAGCGAACAAATGCTGCAAAACATAGTTGACAGACGCGGCTAAGAGGAGTATAAAGAGGATACAATTTGACTCCAGATACGAAAGTATGCTGTCCATGGCTCCCAGTAGGGAGCTTTGGCATGTCGAAAATTAACGAGGCCGCACAGGATTGGGGGAGTTCCCGGTCGGCGGCCTTCTGCATTTATACGAATGCCTGCATGGGGTGAGCGTAACGGCCTGGTGTGACAAGCAGGATGCCAGTGTGAGCGGAACCCTCTCCGGTCGGCGGATAATAGGCCGGAGGCATTCGTATAGGTGCAGTGAATAAGGCAGTGCGCAGCGTCAACTGTGGTTTTTTGCTCATTGTCTCAGTGTGAGTCTGCCGATATAGATTGAGCGCACCTATACCCCAGAAGCCCCTTCCAGAGATGGTTGGGGCTTTTTCATTTTAGACAGATAGAAAAGGAAGATAGATATGTTCATTATCAAAATGCTTGATACGTTTATGACGGCAGACCAAAAGAAGCCATCGGAACTCGTGATTGAATGTGATGCCTATGGCGTTTCTTACCATGAAGACACGCCGATCCTTGAAGCAAAATGGTGGAATGATGATTCGTTCGACCACAAGGAATATAAAGTAAAGAATGTCGCTTACATCATTAACCGTGATGGCAAGACAATCGACAAGATTTGCGCCAAACACTGGCAAGAACAACAGTAATATAAACTCCGCCAGAAATGACGGAATGCTCGGTTCTAGACCGTTCCCTGACTGCTAGGCCAACAGTCAGTAGAAAGCTCCCGGGGGAGGAGTTAGCAGAAAATCCCGCCTTATTCCACAGCCTCATGCTTAACAGCGTGGGGCTTTTTTACGTCTGGAGATCAATCATGTTCGGTAAAAAGTCCAAAGTACCAGCCAAGAAGCCAATGCCAAATAAAAAGGGCAACAAGGGCTGCTAATTGCTCCCTATCTTTGTCGGGTATGACGAGCGGGAAGCCGTCGCATACCACACATTCTGCAATTCAGTATTAACACGGGCTACCAAGCCCGTTTCTTTTTCCCCGTTAGCCCTTAACACGCTAGCAGGGTATGACGAGCAACACACAGACGGAAGCAACGCTTTCATCTATTCCCGCTTCCTAGTCCCCCATCTTCAGGATTACCAAGGATGGGCGCTGTTCGCCGATGGCGACATGATCTGCAATGCCGATATAGCTGAGTTGTTCAGTTATGCGGACGACACTAAAGCCGTGATGGTGGTGAAGCATGACTATAAGACGCGATTCCCTCGAAAGTATCTTGGCAACAAGAACGAGGACTATCCAAGAAAGAACTGGTCAAGCGTCATCCTGTGGAACTGCGGTCACCCCAGGAACAAGATCCTTACGCCGGACTATATATCATCGTCAACAGGAAGCCATCTACACCGCTTTGCTTGGTTGGATGATGGAGACATAGGGCAACTGAAGCACTGCTGGAATTGGTTGGTCTCTGAATACGCTTACAACCCATCTGCACGACTACTCCACTATACGGTAGGCACTCCCTGCTTCCAGGAATACGCAGACTGCGAACATGCCGATCAGTGGTATCACGAATACGAAAAGGCAAAGGCTCCGCTATGACGCCTGATGATTACCTGAACGCTTCAATAGTTATCAAGGCGAATAAAACCAAAGCGTATGAGGCAAACGGCAATTATGACCTTACGCCTGAAATCGTCACGCACATCAAAGAAACGTTAGAGCGCAGAAGCCTTCAGCTAGACGAAGAGCAGATCAAGTCAGGGTGGGAATGTTTAAGCCATATCTAAATAAGCTCAAGTGCCTATTCGGCAAACACGAATGGCATACCCCAATCCTTGCTTCACTCGACACGTATTGGTTGCAAGGCGGACGTAAGTGTAAGCACTGCGGCAAGTTTGAAATCACCGAATACGAACTATCCAAGCTATTTCCTTATGCCTATCAGAGAGGCAAGGACAGACAGAAACTTAACCGCGAATAATCCAAAGGAACTCGCAATGAAGCAATTACAAATCAAAAGGATGCGTTGAGTTGTGGGCGCTCCAATTGGAAACAAGAACGCTATAGGCCAGCAGGACACCGAAAGGCCGTTCAGAGAGGCGTTAAGACGCGCTATCACGCAAGATGATGGCAAGCGTATCAGGGCTACTGCTGAGAAACTATTAGACCTTGCTGCTGAGGGTGAAGCGTGGGCTGTTAAAGAGCTAGCTGATCGCGTTGATGGGAAAGTAGCCCAACAAATCACTGGCCCTGGAGCACAAGGCGAGTTCATCACCAAGATGCTGGTCGAGCTAGTAGAGCCAAGTGGAAGTTAAAGCACAGTTCCCTGCCAAGCTAGGGTTCCTGTTTCATCCAAAGCGATACAAGGTGGCAAGAGGCGGGCGAGGCTCAGGCAAGTCATGGGGGTTCGCAAGGGCGCTACTCATTAAGGGCAATCAAGAGAAGCTGCGTATCGGATGCTTCCGAGAAGTGCAGAACTCCATCAAGGATTCTGTTCACAAGCTGCTGAATGACCAGATACAAGCATTAGGCTTGGGGCAGGATTACCAAGTCTTGGCGACTGAGATCAGAAACAAGCGCACCGGATCGGAGTTCCTGTTCTCCGGCCTATCAGACCAGACCGATGAATCCATCAAGTCGTTTGAAGGTTTGGATATAGCGTGGGTAGAAGAAGGCCAGGCCATCAGTAAGCGGTCTTGGTCAATCCTCATTCCTACTATTCGTAAGCCTAACTCCGAGATATGGGTGAGCTACAACCCAGACTTGGAAACGGATGAGACGCATCAGCGCTTTGCTGTAGATCCGCCAGAGGATTGCGTGTCCGTCCTCATGAATTACTCGGACAACCCTTGGTTCCCCGAAGTGCTTGAGAAAGAGCGCATAGAGTGCAAGAGGCGCTATCCGAAAGACTACCCGAACATCTGGGAAGGCAAATGCCGTCCTGCTGCTGAAGGCGCTATCTACTACGACGAGATGGAAGCGGTTCAGTCCAATGGGCAGATATTGAATCTCCCATACGATCCGAAGCTGAAAGTTCACGTAGTGGTGGACTTGGGCTGGAACGATGCCATGTCCATCATTATGGTTCAGAAGACCATCTCCGAGATACGTGTCATTGACTACATCGAGGACACGCACAAGAAGCTGTCCGATTACTCGCAGATGCTTCATGAGCGTAAATACAACTGGGGCAAGCTGTTCATCCCGCACGATGGATACAACGAGGACGTCAAGGCGGCAAGTGCCTACAGAATCCTCAAGGATTTGGGATGGGACATTCCCGATAAGAATGATTTAGTCCAAATGAACATCGAGGCTGGCATTAAAGCTGCCAGATTGATATTCCCGCGCTGTTATTTCGACAAGGTAAAGGCTGCGAGGCTGATTGAGTGCCTCAAGCGCTATCGCCGCAACGTACCAAAGAACACCAACGAGCCAGCATCGCCAAAGCATGACGAGTTCTCGCATGGCGCTGATGCATTCCGCTATCTGGCACTCGCTGTAGACCAGATGAAGAACGAAGACCGAGCCTGGAAGCCCATCAAGTATCCGAACATGGGGATTGTGTGATTCTCAGAGTAGACATCTTTCTCCTGTGCGAGGCGAGCGACATTAGGACGCGCAAGGTAAATGCGGTAATTGAAGACCAATCGGGCTTGAAGAGCAAAACATTCTCAGGCGACAACGCCGAAGCGGAAGCCAAGCAATGGATTAGAGAAAACCTATGAAGAAGATGACCGAAGACGAACTGATTGCCAGGATTGAGCAGGAAGAGAGAGTGTCTCTCGACTACCTGTCCGGCACGTTGTCAGATGAGCGCTCCGAGAACATGGAGCTTTATCTTGGCGACAAGACCCGTGAGTTAGCAGCCATTGAAGGCCGTTCGTCCGTTGTCTCTATGGATGCACAGGAAGCGGTTGATTCCGTCATGCCGTACCTGATGAAAGTATTCTGCTCCGGCGATGAAGTGGTCAAGTTCGATCCTGTCGGCCCTGAGGACGTAGAAGCCTCAGAGCAAGAGACTGACTATGTAAACCATGTGGTGATGAACCAGAACAACTTCTTCTTGGTTGGCTATCAGTGGATCAAGGACGGCCTAATCACCAAGAACGGTTATTGCAAGTATTGGTGGGATGAGTCCGAGGATGTGACCGAGGAACGGTACCAAGGGCTAACAGACCAAGAGTTTCAGATGCTGATTCAGGATGAGAGCGTAGAGCCATTGGAGCATACGTCCTATCCTGACACTACAGACCCGATGGCGGCACAGATTGCAGAAGCTGCACAGATGGGCGACCCGCAAGCTCTGATGATTCTCCAGCAAGGCCCGATGCTGCATGACTTGAAGGTGAAGATCCGCAACGTCAAAGGCCGTGTGAAGATTGAGCCATGCCCGCCTGAAGAAATACTAGTAGCGCCTGATGAGCGCAACATCGACCCGAACACCACTCGCTTCTTTGAGCATAGGCAGTGGAAGACTATCTCCGATTTGCGCGAGATGGGCTATGACATTGACGATGACATTGCAGACGACCCTACGACATTGTTCATGTCCGAGGATTGGCTGAGCCGTCAGGAGTTCCCAGAGGAAGAGACTTGGCGCGATGAGCCTACAGATGGCGTGATGCGCCGTGTGGTCTATCGTGAAGCCTATATCAAGGTTGACTTCGACGGTGATGGTATCGCTGAGCGTCGCCGTGTGTGCATGGTGGGCAAGACGGTTCTCGATAACGAATTGTGCGATGGTGTGCCGTTTGCAGCTTTAACGCCCTACATCGTGCCTCACCGCCATATCGGTCGTGCATTGGTGGACTTGAACAAGGATATTCAGGTCATCAAGACGGTGATCTTGCGGAACGTACTGGATAACTTCTACGCCTCCAATAACGGGCGTTGGGCTATCTCTGACCGCGTAAACCTGGACGACATGCTGGTATCCCGTCCTGGTGGCGTTGTGCGTGTAGAAGGCTCTCCTGGCAGCGAAATCATGCCATTGGTGACCAATCCCATCGGCAATGCAGCCTTCCCGCTGATGGAATACCTAGACACCATCAAAGAGAACCGTACAGGCATCACCCGTTATAACCAGGGCATGGATTCGGACAGCCTCAACAAGACGGCATCCGGCATCAACCAGATCATGGATGCTGCACAGCAAAAGCAGGACTTGATTGCACGCACGTTGGCCGAGACTGGCGTTAAGCAACTGTTCCAAGGTGTCCACAAGATTATCAAGCAGCACGGCAACAAGGAAGAAGTGGTTAGGCTGCGCGGTAAGTGGGTTCCTGTTGATCCCCGTCAGTGGAAGTCTCGCACCGACATGACTGTGACTGTGGGTCTTGGCACTGGCAACAAGCAGGCCATGTTGGGCCAGATCATGAGCATCTTGGGTGTGCAGCAGCAAGCCCTGCAAATTGGCGTGGCTACCCCTCAGAACATCTACGAAGCCTGCATGGAGTTGACCAAGAACGCAGGGTTCAAGGACGGCGACAAGTATTGGACGAATCCCGTACAGCAACAACAGCAAGAGCCTCAACCTGACCCGAAGGTCATAGAGGCACAGATGAAGAATGAGCTGGAGAATAAGAAGCTCCAGCAAAAGGCAGAGAACGATCAGGCAACGCTTCTGCAAAAGCAAGAGGCACAAAGCCAGAACTTCTACCTTGGCATGCAGCAATTACTGCAACAAGCCGAGGAGGCAAACAGCAAGCGCATGTTGGAGCTAACCAAGATGGTCGAGGAAATCCAGCTTGAGACTAAGCGCATGGGCATGGACTTTGTTAAGCATCAATCATCCGAGCAGAACAAGATTGATTCAATCAGCAGGGATTCAATGTGAGCCTGGAACAAGAAGCAGGACAAGGATTACAAGCAGAACGTCTCTTAGAGGAGCTATCCCCATATCTAGTCATGGTGCGAGAAGCCATCGTGCAGAAGTGGGAATCCTCCCCTGTATGCGATAAGGAAGGCCAGCACGAGCTGCGGTTGATGCGTAAGTTACTAGGTGACGTAGAGGCCAACATCAAGACCGCAATCGAGACTGGCAAGCTGGCACGTATCCAGATCGAGCGCGATTCAAAGCTTGAGCTAGTCAAAAAGGTAGTACGCAGGTTCGCATAGCATTAAGCCGTTACTCAGTCGGCTTGATTAGCAATATTCACTGAGCAGTAGAACGTCGCGAGACGCCGTTGCAAGGGGACGCCCTTTGCACAGACCTTAGGAGTATGAAATGAGTGACCAAGCCATTGAGCAGTCGCCACAAGAGTTAAGCATTGAAGACCGCTTTGCCACATTGCTGGCTGAGCCAGTTCCGGAAGAGGAAGAAGTAGCTGAATCCGAGGAACAACCCGCACCCCAAGATAACGAGGAAGAAGTAGAGACGACCGAGGAAGAAGGCACTCCTGAAGAGGAGCAAGCCGAAACCGAAGAAGAAACTGCCGAACTCGACCTTGTAGAGGTAGAAGTTGCAGGGAAGAAAATTCAAGTTCCAGAGGAACTTGTTGAGTATTCAAAAAGCCTTCAAGCGGACTACACCCGTAAAACGACGGAAGTCGCTGAACAACGTAAGCAAGTCGAGCAGATGCAGATGCAACTGCAACAACAAGCCCAGATTCAGCAAGAATCCCTCGCAGAATACGCACAATTAACGGCATTGGATAATCAGATCCAGGCGTTCAATCAAGTCGATTGGAATGCCCTGTACGACTCTGATCCTGCCGAATTCGTCAAGCTCAAGGAAGCGCGCCGAGACCTTCTCGATAATCGCCAAGCCTTGGCTAACACGATTGGCACGAAACAACAGCAACTAGCAGCACAGCAACGCGAAACCTACATCAAGGCTGTCGAAGAAGGACAGAAGGTACTGGCAAGGGAGATTCCTAACTGGAATAACGAGCTTGCACGTAACCTTAACACTCTCGCAGTCGATAAGTACGGGTTCACGCCGGAAGAAGTGGCGCAAGTCATCGATCCTCGCGTAGTGAAGCTATTGCACGATGCCTATCGGTTCCAGAAACAACAATCCAACAGGCCAGTGGCTGAGAAGAAGGTGGCGAATCTACCTAAAGTCTCCAAGCCAGGAAGCCCAAGCGCAGCCAAGTCCGTGGCAACCAGCCGCGAGGCAGAGGCCCGCAAAGCACTGAAAAAGACTGGCTCAGTAGACGCAGCACAAGCTGTGTTCCTAGCCCGATATTCAAAGTAAACGCCGTGAGGCGCTACGAAAGGACAGACCATGTTTAAGTTATTCAGCATTTTCGCGCTGATGGAGTTCCTGACTCCTAAAGCTGTGCCTGGTGGCACGTTCCAAACCTTCCAAGCGGTCGGTAACCGTGAAGACTTGTCGGACATCATCAACGACATTTCCCCAACCGAAACGCCGTTTTACTCCAAGGCCAAGAAGGGCACTGCTTCGGCAACCTTCCACGAATGGCAAACCGACGCTCTGGACGCAGCCGCTACCAATGCAGCTATCCAGGGTAATGACGCAGTAGTTAATACTGCAACACCAACTGTTCGCCTGCGGAACTACTGCCAGATCCTGACCAAGACTGTCTCGGTATCCGGTACGCAAGATGCAGTGAACAAGGCAGGCCGCGCAAGCGAACTGGCCTATCAGATGTCCAAGCGCTCCAAGGAACTGAAGCGCGACGTGGAATATGCTCTGGTGCGTAACCAAGCATCCACCTCCGGTGCTGCTGGCTCTGGTGCCACTTTGGCAGGTGTTGAATCGTGGCTGGCTACCAATAAGACATCGGTCGGCACTGGTACTGCACAAACCACCCCAGGTTACTCTGGCGGCACGGTTGCATCCCCAACCGATTCGTCCGTTGCAGGTACTGTGACTGAAGCTAACCTGAAGTCTGTTATTCAGGCTTGCTGGACGCAAGGCGGCGACCCTGGCGTGCTGATGGTTGGCCCTGCTACCAAGTCGAAGATCTCCGGCTCCTTCAACGGTATCGCTACCCGCTATCGTGAAGTTCCAGGCATGAAGCAAGGCTCCATCGTTTCCGGTGTTGACTTGTACATCTCTGACTTCGGTGAGCACGAGATTGTGCCTAACCGCTTCATGCGCGATCAGAACATTCTGGTTCTGGATATGGACTATTGGACTGTGGCTTCCTTGCGCGGCTTCCAAGCGTTCGATCTGGCGAAGACTGGTGACAGCAATAAGAAGCAAATCCTTACCGAACTGACGCTTGTCTCCAACAACGAGAAGGCATCCGGCAAGGTAACTGACATCAATCCAGCGTTGTAATGATTGAGGGGGAGGGGAGCAATCCTCTCCCTTTTTTATGGATAAAAGAGTCCTAGACTACGACCCGCTAAGCAAGATCATCACATGGTTTGCTTACGACGATGACACTGACACGACTTACATCGAATACACAGGCGGTGATGCTAGGCAAAAGGCCGAGCAGTCACAAACGCTACAGAATGACGAGAACTACACCAAGATAGGTCTCAAGAACAGCATGGTTCACTATGCCCACATCAGCGATGAGCAGTTGCTCCGCTGGCATTGCATGGGGATCGACATCAAGGACAAGAGCGAACTATTCCGCATGGTCAATAAACCAGAATACAGCAAGCTCAAGACCACGACCTTAGTACACAAGCCCAAGGGCTAAATGGCAAACATCCTGGACGCGATCCGTTATGTAGAGAACGGTGAGCCGGACGAGGCACTGAGAATCGCCTCACAGATACTGAATGACGAACCTGAACAGGTAGATGCTATCTGCGTAGCAGGACAGGCGCTGCTGAATGCCGAGCGGTATGGGTTAGCTTATAACTTGTACAAGAGAGCACTAGAGTTAAGACCTGACATCTCAGGCATATGGAACAACATTGGCCTAGTTTGCATGAAGATGATGCGGGACGATGAGGCCAGAAAGTACCTGACACGCTCCCTTAATATGGAGCCAGATAATACGGCGGCATTGAATAACATGGCGCTGATAGAAGTAAATAATGGTAATCCTCAAGGCGCTGTCGTATTGGGGAATAAATCGCTATCCATCAATCCTGACCAGTCCGATGTGAGAGAGACGCTAGGTTATGCGAATCTCATGCTAGGTAATTGGGAAGCAGGGTGGGAAGGGTACGAAGCGATGGTGGGGACGGAGAAACATAGAACCTTCCCGCCGCGTAAAGATAAGCCCTATTGGGATGGAGCTAGGGGATTGACCCTGAATATCCGTGGGGAGCAGGGGATCGGGGACGAAATATCCTTTTCCTCGATGATTCCTGACGTATCCCGTGAGAACAAGGTGATTCTGGAGTGCGATGCAAGGCTCTATGGCCTGTTCAATCGCAGTTTTCCTGATATCACTGTGTATCCAACCCGCTTTGAGAAGACTCCTGAGTGGGTAGATAGTCAAGATTTCGACGCATGGTGCTTGATTGGCTCGCTTGGCTGGCATTACAGGGTGAAAAGTAGTGATTTTAGTGGTATTCCGTACCTGAAAGCCTGTCCAGAGCGCAAAAGTCACTGGAAAGCAGAGTTATCTAAGCTAGGAAACAGGAAAAAGGTCGGGATCGCGTGGAATGGTGGCCTGAAAGACACGTTCAAGGAGCGCAGAAGCCTGGATTTAGAGCAATTGCTACCGATCCTCTCTCAAGACTGCACGTTTATCAGCCTTGAGTACAAAACACCCCATGAATTAGCGGATTTTGAGCAGGAATACGGGATCAAGATATACCACTTCCCAGAAGCGACAGAATCCAAGGACTACGACGACACAGCAGCACTGGTAGACGAGCTAGACCTCGTTATCTCGGTGCAAACCGCTGTCGTTCACCTAGCAGGGGCGTTAGGGAAGCCTTGCTGGACACTCATCCCGAACAAACCTAACTGGAGATACGCTACGCCGCGTTTCATGTGGGCTAACAGCGTAGAGCTGTTTAGGCAGGGTAAGACATGGGGCGAGCCGATTAAATGCGTTACAGAGCGATTGCAGAGGTTTATTGATGGGTCTAGGTGACTGGATCATGGCGACCGCAGATGCCAAGGAAGTGAACGAGCGTCACGGTGTGCGTGTGGTGTTTGGCGATGGGGTCAACAAGTTCTACGACGAAGTATTTGAGGGTAATCCAAGGATTGCCAAGGAACTGAGACCTAATGAGCGGTTTGCATGGGTCAAGAATTACCCAGGACACAGGCCTTACATCAAGCAGATCCACAAAGGTTACTTTGAGTTTCATCCAGATTTCAAGGCAAAGCCTGGCGAGTTATATCTGGGTGACGTGGAAAAGAACGGCTATGTATTGATTGAGCCGAACGTGAAGCAGGATTTCTGGATAGGCAAGAACAAGGATTGGGGGCTGGATAACTGGAAAGCCCTTGTCTCCAAGCTGGATTGTGACTGGCGGCAGATCGGTACGGATAAGTTCCTAGACAAGCAGCACGCACTCAGGACAAAGACCTTCATGCAGGCAGCAAGGGTGCTTGCAGGGGCCAAGCTCTTAATCACTACAGACGGGGCCTTACATCATGCAGCGGCTGCCCTCGGCGTGCCTTCGATTGTGTTGTGGGGTGGCGTGGCTCATCCGCGCAATCTTGGCTATGACACTCATATCAACCTGCATCATGGTGATGAGCCTTGCGGGTCTCATTCAAAGAAGTGCGAACACTGCCAGAAAGCTATGGCGAAAATCACTGTAGAGGAAGTCCTAGAAGCCTATGAAAGAAGTCAACGGGATTTGGTTGCCGGATCACGAAAGCCATCTGGAGCAGTACGCAAAGGCCGGCGAGTACGGCAGATGGACGTATCAGGGGCACAAGCTACTGGAAGCCCTTAAGTGGGTGAACGGTATTGAATTAGCGATTGATGTAGGCGGGCATTGCGGGCTGTGGTCGAAAGAGCTAGTCAAGATATTCGATAACGTCGTGGCCTTTGAGCCAGTCGCCGATCACCGAGCCTGCTACGTGAAAAACGTCAAGGCCGACAACTACACACTGCATCCCGTAGCCCTTGGCGACAAGGAAGACTTTATCTCTATCCATACCTCTATCGGTTCGTCCGGTGATTCATGGGTGGATGGCAAGGGTGATATCCCGGTCAAGCTGCTGGATACCTACAACCTTAATCCCGACTTCATCAAACTCGACTGTGAAGGCTTTGAATACTTCGCGCTCAAGGGTGGGGAAGAGATGCTGAAGCGCAGTAAGCCTTGTGTGATTGTCGAGCAGAAGCCTGGCAGGGCAAAGAAGTTCGGATTGAAAGACACGCAGGCTGTCACCTATCTGGAATCGTTGGGCGCAAAGCTACGCAAGGAAATCTCTGGTGATTTCATCCTCAGTTGGGAAGATTGACACCAGATCAAAGAGCGAACAGCGAGAGAGAGTCCGCAAGCAGATACGGGCCGATGTGCCCGTTTTTTTTGGGTTCGACCAGATAGACAACCTGAAGGCATTAAAGGCCAAAGGCGAACCATTCCTCTATGTAGACCATGCCTACTTTGACAGGGGCTACGAGCGAGGCAATTTCAGGGCGGTGTATTGCAACATCCACCAGACCCAAGAATTGGATTTACCGGACGACAGGCGCAAGCAGTTCGGGGTGAAGTTGAGGGATTGGCAGGAATGGCCTGATGGCAGAGTGGTATTCATCCCTAGCCCAAAGAACCCTACGGATTACCACAAAGAACACAAGTGGAACGATGACGCAATAGACCTTCTGGTGAAGAAGACCAGGAGAGAGATATACGTCAAGAGCCAGAAGACCAAGGGTCTAGGGGATTCGATACACAAGGCATGGGCATTGGTATCCCATTGTTCTGTAGCTGCGGTAGAGGCTGCTTGCCACGGTATTCCTGTAGTGACTTCAAGACATAACCCTGCGGCTCCTATCTCTGTGGATCTGGAGCACATAGAAAGCCCCATTCGCCCTGATCGGGACAAGTGGGTGAACACCCTTACCTATTCGCAATTCACGCTGCAAGAGCTTAGCGATGGCTCAGCATGGCAGATCATTAAGGAAATGAACCGACTATGAGCATCACTAACTATACCGAGCTGCAAACAGCGGTGGCTAGCTGGCTGTCTCGTGCAGATTTGACGAGCATCATCCCAGACTTCATCGCCTTGGCAGAGGCCAAGTTCCAGCGTGAACTACGCACCCGCAACATGGAAGCCATTGTGTCTATCACGCCTAGTTCCGGCGTGTGTGCATTGCCTGCTGACTTCCTGCAAGCGCGAAGGGTGTACGTGAACGCAGATGAGCCGTATGAGCTTGAGTATCTGACACCTGAGAACTTCTACCTGAAGTATCCGGTGCTTACTACCTGGTCGGTCGGGCCTAGCCGTTATTACACGATTCAAGGCTCTAATCTGTACCTATCAGACATTGCGAGCGGGAATGACATTAGCTTGCTGTACTACCAAGAAATCCCTGATTTAGCGACGAATAGCACCAATTGGCTGCTGACCAATCACCCGGATTTGTACTTGTATGGCGCGTTGTTTGAATCGACCAACAAGACCAAAAACCGCGAAGACCGCGCCTTCTTTACTGAGGCCATGAATGTGGTATTGGGCCAGATTGCCAAATCCGACAAGCACGGCAAGTTCTCCGGCTCGGCGATGCGAGTTATCTCAGCATGAAGCTGTTAGGGTACGCACCAGACCTTGATGAGACTATCGAGGGGGTCATTACCGATTGCGAAGCCTTCATCCCTACTGAAAAGGGCATGCAAGCCGCACCATCTGCACAGGATGGCGGAACCGATGCTCTCGCTGCGGCATGTCTTGGCGCTGCTTCGGTACGTAAACTAGATAACTCCTTCCGATTGATTGCAGGGACGGCTACCAAGCTATACGAACTATCTGGGTCAACTTGGGTGGATTCTAGCCGTGCTGTCGGTGGGGATTACGGGGCAACTACGGATAACCCTTGGCGCTATGCACAGTTTGGAAACACGACATTAACGGTCAACAAAACAGACACCTTGCAATACTCCGATGCGGGGGCGTTTGCAAATGTTACCGATGCTCCGAAAGCCTCGATTGTCGAGACCGTGCAGAATTTCGTTTTTCTTTTTGATACGAATGAAGTCTCTTTTGGTGATTCGCCTAACCGTTGGTGGTGTGCTGGCATCGGGACTTATGACGATTTTGTGCCGTCTATCGCCACACAAAGCGCTACTGGCCTTCTGACTTCAGCTCCGGGGCGTATTGCTGCGGGGAAACGATTTGGTAATCAGATCATCGCCTACAAAGAACGTGCGATGTATATCGGCACGTATGTGGGCGCTCCGGTTATCTGGGACTGGCAGCAGATTCCAGGTGAGGCAGGGTGTTCCTCCAATGAAGGTGTGGTGAATATCGGCACGGCTGATAACCCTGTCCATATCTTCATGGGGATCGACGACTTCTGGCGGTTCGATGGGGCTAGACCTGTACCTATCGGCAATCCGCTGAGAAAGACGATTTACGCAGACTTCAATGCTTCGTTCGCCAATCGCATCAAGACACTGCACGACCGCAGGAACCAGCGGGTTTACTTTTTCTACCCATCTCTAGGTGGCGGAGGCGCGATTGATTCGTGTGTCGTCTACCACTACCGCACTGGCATGTGGGGCAGGGACGATAGAACCGTAGAGGCGGTTGTTGAGTATCTGGCAGGCGGTATCACGTACGACAATTGGGACACGCTTTATGCGACCTATAACGCGATTCCCACGACATTATCGTATGACTCGCCATTCCTGACATCAGGCAACTTCACGCCAGGGATCTTCGACACAAATCATGATTTATTGTCTCTGGACGGGATTGCGACCAATAGCTCCTTTACTACAGGGGATATGGGCGACGACATCAACTTTTATCTGCTTGAGCGGGTGAAGCCTAAATGGCTCACATCGCCTACTAGCGCAACGATGACCAATTACTACAAGCAGTCCGAGGGCGATGCTCTGACGACTGACGTAACGACCACCATGAGCCTTTCCAGATTTGATGTATTGCGCTCTGCTCGTTGGCACAGGCTGCAATTCAACATGGTAGGCGACTGCACGTTGTCTGAGTATTCGCCACTGATGAAGCTGGACGGGTCGGAATGAGGCTGAATCTCTATAACCGCGTTCCAGCTCAGTACGATCGACAAATCTTCGTCAAGTTACTGCTAGACATGCAGAACCAGATTAACGCTTTATCCGAGGGGCAATTGGTCGGCAGGTATAACGCCACGACTTCAGCCCCTACGACTGGCACATACGCTATCGGGGATATTGTCTATAACTCCAATCCTAGTGAATTAGGTTCGGCGAGTAGCAAATATATCCTGCTGGCGTGGTTATGCACGGACGATGACCCGCTGACGTTCAAAGAATTGCGCTGTTTGACGGGTAACTGATGATCTGTTGCGGGTTGGATATGAAGTTTTGGGATGAAGTTGAGCCAGCGATTCAGGAGGCTTTATTTCTTGATGCTGGGCGCATATCAACCAAAGACATAAAAGATGCTATAGAGGCTCAGCAAATGCAGTTATGGGGCATCCATGACGGTATTTTGCGGGCAGTAGTTGTCACCGAGATGGTGGATTACAAGCAAATGCGCGTTGTCAGGTTTATCACCTGCACGGGGCGCGATATGGATACTTGGTTAGACCTCTTAATCGACACAATCGCCCAATGGGGAGCAGAGCAAGGCGCTCATGCATTGGAATTCGTCGGACGCAAGGGGTGGGAAAAAGCGCTATCCAAAAGAGGGTTTGGCAATACGCAAGTATTCATGACAAAGATTATCTGATTTCTAACGCCGGGATGGCGCTGAAAGGATTTATATGGGCAAGGACAGCGGGAAAAGTACCCAAAGCCAGTCTACAACTGTTACCCCTTGGGCTGGGGTGCAGCCTGACATTACGAACTACCTGAACCGTGCTCGCGCTCAATCCAATGTGCCGTTCCAGTTCAATCAAGGCGACCAGATCGCCCCGTTAAGCCCAGAACAGCAATACGGCTTATCCGGCACTACTCAACGTGCGATTCAAGGCTCTCCCAATAATCTCGCGGCACAGGGCAATAACTTCAACACCCTGACTGGCGCGTATATGTCGCCTGACAGCAATCCTTGGCTGAAGCAGAACGTCGATACTGCATTGGGTGATGTGCAATCCCGCGTCAATTCACAGTTCAACAATAACAACTTCGGTTCCAGCGCGCATCAAGAGACATTGACCCGAAATCTAGGCCAAACCGCTGCTGGCATGTACGGCAGTAACTACGATCAGGAACGCGGTCGTCAGATGCAGGCAAGCGCTCTCGCACCTACGCTGGCAGAGACCGATTACCGCGACCTGCAAGCGCTTACGGGTGTGGGTGATGTGCGCCGTGGCTTGGCTCAAGACTATCTCAATCAGGCTAATGGCCTGTTCAACAACGCTACTGGCTACAACCAGCAACGTCTTGATAACTACGGTCGTGCGGTAGGGCTAGGCATGGGTGTCGGCTCCAATCAAACCTCGACCAGCCCTAATCCATATCAATCAAGCCCTATTGCAGGTGCTATCGGTGGCGGGCTAGCAGGGTATTCGCTCGGCTCTCAAATCGGTGCGATTGGTGGCCCTTGGGGCGCAGTAGGCGGTGCTGTTCTTGGCGGTCTTTTAGGTTAAGGAAAATATTATGTCTCTCATTCCTCAGCAACGTGTCAGTTACTTTAACAACACACCATACATCGACAACCGCCCTGACTGGTCTAATTCTGCGTTCTCGCAATTGGGCGCTATGGCTAACCGTGTCACTGACCAGAACATGCCTTGGCTGCTGAAACAAAAACAGTTGATCCCGCTACAGCCACAACAACCTGCTATGCAGCAACCACAGCAAGGTGCTGGAAACGGCACGATGACTGGCAAACTCCCAGATATGTACAACCGTCTCACCATGCAAGCCAATGATGCTTTGTACGGTGGGATCTTGGGCTATCAGCCAAAACCTATCACTTCGCCTACTGGCAACCAATACCAGCCGCCTGCCAATCAAGGCTTCCAGTTCCCATTCGGACTCTTAAGCCGTAATTTCATGGGGCAATAACATGGCATATCCAATCTACGGAACGCCTGGCATCCTGCCGTCTCAAGGGCAAGGTGGCGGCATGGGTGGCGGATTAGAAGGTCTATTGGGCGGCGGTAATCCACTTTTCAACATGGGCCTCGGCATCCTTGCGAACAACTACGGCAACTATGGCAATGCAGGCGTAGCTATCGGTCGTGGCGCTCAGCAAGGCGTGCAACAAACTCAACAATTTCGCCAACTGCAAAACCAGAACAAGATTGCAGACTTGAACGTGCAAAAGGCGCAGATGGATCTAACTGCCGCACAACGCGCAGAAAAGGCCCGTCAGGATGCGATTGCCGCACTAACTGGCACAAAGGTGGCAATGGGGCCAATGAAAGACCCTAATGAAGCTTTTAAAGTGCCTAACCTAGACCAAGCACTGATGCAGCTTGATCCAGATGGTTATATCAAGAGCAAGATGAAGTCCAAAGACCCAATCAAGCTAGGTAAGGGCGATGCACTATATGACCCAACCACCTACAAGCCGCTGATTACTCCGGTAGCAGATCCTGCTGAAGCACCAAAGACCAGAACCGTTCGCATCGGCACACAGGAAGTAACCCAAGAGTGGGATGCTTCTAATGGCAAGTGGAACGAAGTAGGCCGTGGCGCTGCGTTCAAGATGACGCCTGATGTTGTGAATAACAACTCTATCGGGTTCCCTAAAGAGACGTTCAAGAACGAGCGCGACTTGCGTAACGACTTCCAGGGCTTGCCAACCACCAAGGCTTTCAAGGAAGTACAGAACTCCTACGACCAAATTACCACTGCACTGAATAACCCTAGTGCAGCAAATGACCTTGCAGCAGCAACCAAGTTCATGAAACTGCTTGATCCAGGTTCCGTGGTTCGTGAGTCTGAATTGGGCATGGCGATGGCAGCTACAGGTCAACTAGACCGCATGTCTAACTACTACAACATGCTGAAGACGGGTCAAAAGCTCACGCCTCAACAACGCGAAGACTTCAAGGCATCCGCCGAGCAGTTGTATGGTGCGGCTACCAATCGCTACAACGAGACTGCTAATGAATACCGTAATCTTGCTCAAGAGTACGAACTCAGCCCTGAACGTATCGCTAAGCCTGTAGCTACTAGCAAGCCACAATCGGCATCGCCAGCAGGCAAGGTTCGTCGCTACAACCCAAAGACCGGAAAGATTGAATAATGGCTCAGCAGATTGAGGTTCCTAATTTCGGTGTGGTCGAGTTCCCAGATGACATGACCGATGCACAAATCACCGCCGCAATCAAAAAGAACTCTCTCAGCTACAAAGCCCCAACTCGCGCAGAAAAAGTGACCAAGGGCATGCGTGACCCTATCGACGCGGGCGCTCAACTTCTCACCAACATCCTGCCAGAGCCTGTGGTAAACGCTGGCAACCAGCTTAATAATTTCATCGCAGATAAGACTGGCCTTTTGGGCCGATTGCCTGAAGGTGGCGTTAACCAGCAAATCACGGAACAGGAACAGGCGTATCAGGCACAGCGTCAAGCTGGCGGGGAAGAGGGTTTTGATGGCTATCGCTTACTTGGCAATATCGCATCCCCTGCAAACCTGGCTATCGCATCTCGATTGCCTGTAGCCCCTAGCCTTGCCAAGAGTGCAGCAGCAGGGGCTGGCATTAATGTCCTGTCTCAGCCTGTTGTTGGGGTAGGTGAAGGCTCTAATTATGCGGAAGAAAAAGGCAAACAGGCGTTAGTAGGCGGTATTGCTGGCCCTGTGGGGGACAAGATTGCTCGTGGCGTATCTCGCATCATTAGCCCAAACGCATCCACTAATCAAGCATTGCAGACCTTGCGAAGTGAAGGGGTAAATCCAACCATCGGGCAGACCTTGGGCGGTCGGTTCAGCCAGCTTGAGCAGAAACTGGCTAGTTACCCTCTAGTTGGTGATTTGATTGGGAAAGCGCGTGGTAATGCCAATATCCAGTTTGAACGTGCAGCTTATAACCGTGCGCTGAAGCCACTAGGCCAAACACTTCCAGAAGGATTGTCTGGTCGTCAGGCTTTGGAGTTCACCGAAACCACGCTGCGCGATAATTACGACAACGTGCTGAACAGTATCGGTGCTGTTGTTCCAGATAAGCAGTTCAACTCCAAGGTATCTAGCCTGAGTAATCTTGTGAATGGCATGAGGGTTCCGGCAGACAAGAAGATGGAGTATCAGGCTGTCTTAGACACTCTGGATTCCGTCAAGGATGCTAATGGCGTTATCACTTCTCAAGGCTTCAAGGATCTGGAAAGCGAACTTGGCAAGATTGCATCCAACCTTGGCGCATCAAAAAACATCTTCGACAATCGCGTTGGCCCAGCAGTTAAGCAAGTCCAGCAAGAGCTTAGAGACATGCTGCAACGTCAAGCAGGGCCATTAGCCAAGGATCTACAAAAGACTAATCAGGCGTATTCTCAATTCAAACGCATCCAACGTGCGGCTAGTTCTGTAGGCGCTGTCGATGGAAACTTTACCCCATCACAACTTCAAAGCGCTGTAAAAGCATTGGACAGGTCGAAGGATAAGGGCGCGTTCGCTCGCGGCAGTGCTCAGATGCAGGACTTGAGCGATGCAGGACGTTCGGTGTTGGGTGATAGTCTGCCTAACAGCGGGACTGCTGATCGACTTCTGTTAGGTGGTAGCGGCTTGGCTGCAATGATGGAGCCGAATATCGGTGTTCCGTTACTTGCTGGCGCTTCTCTTTACACTCAGCCAGGCCAGAGTCTTTTGAATAACCTTGTCACTCGCAGACCAGGCTTTGCCGCACCAACTGCCGAGTTTATACGGAACAACAGTAACTACATACTGCCAGGCTCTGGCGCAGTAGGGATGGGTTTGCTTAATCAATAAGGCGACAAGAGGAGCGGACAAGGCAACTAATGCCCCTCTTATGATTTGGTCATCAGTCATTTAGTAATCAGATAAAGCGGTGGGATTGGGCTGTTGGTTGGCCCAATTGGCGTAATCATCGTTACAGATGTTCCACAGAACACGTAATCGCCATTATCTAGCTGGCAACGCAAATAATCCTTTGGCTGTCCTTGGCGACCCATCTTCTGGCGGGCTTGCAGATAACTGATCCAGCGCTTGCAATCCTGAGCGCGAGAATTTAGCTCTTTGGTTGCAGATTGATAGGTAGGAGTATCGAAAGTGTCAGCAGCCGTATAGCACAGATCCTCTTGGCTCATCTGCTTGGCTCTATCTGGAGACAAGGCACAGCCTACAAGAAATAAACACAGTAACAAGTAACGCATATTCAATCCTAAGTGATTGAGATAACTAGCATAACACGATTTTTAACCAATTAGTCAACGACGTGATGTCGCCGCGAAAGGTAAATTATGGCAGTTCCATCAGTAATGGCGGATTTGAGCACTACCGCCAACTCCAATTCTCCAGCAGGAACCGAATCTCCATCTAATGCTGATGACTTCCTGAGAGCGATTCAGGCCATTGTCCGCACCACTAATGCCAAGGGCGCAGATATTGCCTCTGCCACTACGACTGATATTGGCGCAGCTACAGGGGAATTCGTCGATGTCACCGGAACCACGACCATTACAGGTCTTGGAACCGTAGCAGCAGGGATAGTTCGCACCGTCCGCTTCACTGGTGCTTTGACGCTTACCCACAACGCGACATCACTGATTCTCCCAGGTGCAGCAAACATCACAACGGCTGCTAATGACAGGGCAATCTTCCGCTCCCTTGGTTCTGGTAATTGGCTGTGTGTTGCTTATGTAAAGGCAAGCGGGGAAGCCGTAATTACCACGATCGCCAACGATTCCATCACGGCTGCAAAGCTGGCAGACTCTGCACTTGGGCCAGTGATGATAAATGGCTATATCACCGCCTCCGTCGCATCCAGTGCGCTTACGATTGCCGTCAAGACCAATGCTGGCACAGATCCATCTTCCACCGATCCTGTGCTTGTACTATTCAGGAATTCGACTGTCAGCAATGGATCATGGTCTGTTGTGTCAATCACTGCCGCCACTTCTGTGGTTGTATCGAATGGCTCAAGCCTTGGCTCCACTGCATCTGTAGCCGCAAAGCTCAATGTCCTATTGCTCAATAACGCAGGAACCGCTGAATTGGCGGTATGCAATGCGTATGGGTATAACGACCTTGACGAAGGCAACGTAATCTCTACCACGGCTGAAGGCGGGGCTGGCGCTGCTGATTCAGCATCCGTCATCTACTCCACCACGGCCCGCTCCAATGTTGCTTTCCGCTATGTCGGTTATCTTGATGTAACCCCCGGCGCTTCCTTTGCTTGGTCTGCTGCACCAACGGTTATTGCCAATGCTCGCGGCTCAAGTTCCAACAATATGGCGGGGATGCTATGTGCGCCAAAAACTGTCACATCTGGATCGTCTTCAACGTTCTCAGTGCCGTCCTGGGCAAAGAAAATCATTGCAACAATTACTGGCGTATCCACCAATGGCACTGCTGCAATGTATATCCGTCTTGGAGACGCAGGGGGCATTGAAAACACCAATTATGACGGTGCAATTGCCACTTTTAACTCCGCATCCTCAGCATGCGCGAATATCTCCTCGGCATTTAACCTAACTGCGACATCGGTGGCGGCTGGCTCTTATTCTGGGCGCATGGAGCTTACGCTGCACAACCCTTATACAAATACATGGGTGGCAGAGGGAGGGTTGTCAAGATCCGATAGCACTACCTCATTCCTTTGTCGTGGTAGCAAATCACTATCTGCCCAGGTTACGACAATTGAGCTTGGCACATCTGACACTTTCGATGGAACTACTGGCGAGTGGAATGTTTACTTTGAATAAGGAAAAACAATGATTCGTATTTTTGCAGGCGTAGGTCAATCTAACATGGACGGTCGAGGACTTGTATCTGAGGCTCCGGTGTATGCAAATGCAAGCCGCATTTACAACTATGCTAAAGACAATGTTTTAAAGTTCGCAGTTGAACCTGTTACTGATTCATCTGGCTGTGTTTATACATGCATGAACGATGCCGATTCTGCAATTAGCCCTCTAATGCCGTTTGCTGACAAAATGGCCGACTACTTCCCAAACGATACGATTGTTATCGTTCCTTGCTCCAAGGGATCTACCTTAATCAGTTCGTGGCGCAGGCTTCCAACCAAGCTTAATTTGTATGGCGCAACGATGGCCAGGATTATGGAGGCTATCGCAGAAGCCAAGAATGAATGGCCGAATGATGAAGTAAAGCTATGTGGAATGATTTTCTGGCAGGGTGAGGGTGATTCCACTACTTCGACCAATGCCACAACTTGGCGCGAGGATTTTGGTCATCTTGTCGGAGACATGAGAACGGATATTGGCGATGTGCAACTGCCTATCGTTTTCGCTCGGCTGAATAATCTGGCCCATCCAAATCACGCTTATTGGACAACGCTTAGAAACGCGATGACGGATATTTACATCCCAAGAGTGGCAATGGCGAACATCGACAGCCCCAACGTGCAATACAAGTCAGATGCCGTGCATTGCACTACGGCAGGCTACGTCACTGCTGGCGAGATTTTCGCAGACAGGATGTACGAGCTTTTAGTATAGCTGCACTTCTTCCTTGTCCTCTTCGGACATGGGAGATGTCACAAGCTTCCAATAAGCACGTAGAAGTGATTTCAAGTAATTAACCATACCTCAACAATACTCCAGAGAGAGCGACTAGGCAATGCGTCAACACTGCCTAGCCACCTTCACCCACAAACGTAACTTGTGAGCTTTAGCCAAGGCTCCCTTGCCACTAGCGGCGAGAGAATCCTAGCACATCCCGTAATGCTCGCATCAACTCAATGACCGAAAGGCTGGCAATGAATGAACGTCGAGCAACCCCACATCTCACACAGGAACAGATCGAAGCCATCGCAGAACGTGCGGCAGAAGTCGCCTTGGAGCGTGTCTATACCCAAATCGGCAAATCAGTCGTATCAAAGCTTCTGTGGCTCGTTGGGGCGGCGGCTCTTGCAGTTGCTGCTTGGTTGAACGGTCACGGGATACTCAAATGAGCGACAAGGTAGTTCCAATCCGTAAGCCACCGCCAGAAAACAAGCTGGTCTCTCTTTTCAACCGCATGTTGCACCAGAGGATCGAAGGCATCACGGTCGATTCTGAAGAAGTGATACTGGTTCTTGAGGACGGAACAAACGTCACTTTCTGGTCGGATGAGGATTTGAACATCACCTACATATTGCCGGAGATGGACGATTGAAAATCCTACTGCTGGATATAGAAACAGCCCCAAATCTGGTGCATGTATGGGGATTGTGGCAACAGAACGTGGGGCTTAACCAAATCATCGACAGTGGTTACGTGATGTGCTGGGCGGCTAAGTGGTACGGACAAGACGAAATCATGTTTGATTCAGTCCACAAATCAAAGCCTAAAGCCATGTTGCTCAGGATACACAAACTCCTAGAGGACGCAGACGCGGTAATCCACTACAACGGCACTAAATTCGACATACCAACCCTCAACAAAGAATTCCTGCTCTACGACCTCACCCCTCCAGCACCATACAAGCAAATCGACCTTCTCCGTACCGCCCGCTCTCAATTCCGCTTTCCATCCAACAAGCTCGACTATGTAGCCAAATCCCTCAAGCTAGGCGCGAAGGTAAAGCATGGCGGGCATGAGCTATGGATTCAGTGCATGGCTAAAAACAAGGAAGCATGGGTCGAGATGGAGGAATACAACAAGCAGGACGTGTTTCTGCTTGAGAAGGTCTATGACAAGCTGAAGCCGTGGATCAAAGGCCATGCCAATCATGGCACATACGAAGACGGACTATGTTGCACCAACTGTGGCTCGATTAGTTACAAGCGTAGTGGATATGCGTACACCGCAGCGCATAAGTATCAGCGTTACTGCTGTAAGGATTGCGGGACGTGGTTCAGGGCAAGCCGTGTGGATACTGCTGGCGAGCCTAAGAAGTTCCTGAGCATAACCAACTAGGAGTAACCCATGAAGCCGATCCACGCCGCTTTGATAGCGGCTTTTTTATTGCCTGCTGTAGCCCAAGCCGAAGACAAGTTCCTTCACTTCCAGTTCAACAAGCACACGGTAATCACCATTTCTAACGTGAAGTGTCCGCTCAAGGCTTTTGAGAAGTCTTATCCGTGGGCTGTCGTTGCTACCCGCGTAGATGGTGCTCGATTGGTCGGCTGCTTCAACAAGATGGACGAGAACTACATCAAGATTCAATGGCAGGACATTAACGGCGCGAAGGCTGACTTCACCGTGCTACCCGCGAACGTCTTCCTCCCACAGCTTCCACCTAAGTATGTCGAGCCTGAATTGTAATCATGGACACTGTAAAGAAACTTGCTCAGGCGTTACGACAAACGCCAATGGTTCCGCCCAGAACTACGCAGCTAGGCACGATGCTGGAACACCTTTATCAGAATTGGTCAGCACAGAACAACGTACCGCAAAGCAATGACTACGATATGCGCGGATTCTACCTTGGGCAGATATTCGGAGATCCAGCCGCAACTTCAGGCATGAATCCGGCAGATGGTCAGTTGCACTTCTCCGACAAGTGGAAGCTTCCAAATCATCCCAAGTTTTCAAATGAATCCATGTACTCCAGAGGATTGCTTGACCCTAGATGGGTAGAGAATCCAGCGCCTTATCGTGAAGGCACTTGGGGATTGCAAGGGCCACGCGGACTATTACAAGTGGAGATTCCAGAATGAAAGTAGACCTCTGCCAATCCTGCGGCTCTGCCTTTGATGCAGACGAGATTACCGATGGCTACTGCTACAACTGCTCTCCTGATTCTGGCGAAGAGGCACCAGAGCTAGACATGAGCCGCATAGTGACGGATTGCGAATGATTAAGCTATTCGTCGCTCGTGGCACTAAGGCTAAGACGCACACAGCCGGAAAGATGTATTGGAATGGCGAACTGCTCTGCTACACGCTGGAAGATCCCGTGCGAGAAATAAAGGGCAAGCCAGTAGAGGAATGGAAGATTAAGGGCGAGACAGCCATTCCTGAGGGCAAGTACCGCGTCATCCTTACCAAGTCGCCAAGGTTCAAGCGAATCCTTCCTGAAGTGCTGAATGTGCCAGGCTACACCGCTGTACGCATCCACGCTGGCAACCAGACCAAGGATACCGATGGCTGCATTCTCGTGGGAATGTATGACGGCAACGAAGCTGACAACTGGCTAGGCAACTCTCGCAAGGCTGAGGATTTACTCGTGGCGAAGATTCAAGAGGCTATCAATACAGGGGAAGAAGTATGGTTGACCGTGCTATAGCCAGTTTCTGGAACTGGATTGATTCGCGGTCGATAATCCGTCGCATTGTCCTATTCGTAACCCTATGGATGACATGGCGCGCTTTCACTTGGGCTGCTGAGTACGCGAATGGATTAACTCTATCTGCTGGCATGGGGATCGAGGCCGCTGCAATCATTGCCGCTGTGACTGCCCCTATCGCTGCTTTGCAGGCTTCCGTGTTCAAAATCTACGCAGATGGCAGGAAAGAAGGTTAGGTATGTGGCTATTGTTCCTCAAAAGTAACTGGAAGGCCATTTTAATCGCCGTAGCCATTAGTTCGCTTCTTGCCTATGGTAAGTATCAGGCTTGGCAGAAAGAACGCGCTATAGACGCATTGCAAGCGTACAAAATTCAGGTGGAAGTTGCCGCCAGGACGCAGGAGGTATTGAACGCTAAAAAAGCGGCTGAGCAGGAGAAGATCACCACGCAAACCGCTATTGCTTACTCCGATTCAATGGAAAGACTGAGGAAATACTATGAGAAGGATAATCGCCGTTTCCCTGCTGCTTATGCTAACGGGTTGCGCCTCGACCAAATTGGTAGCGGTGGAGTGTCCGCCA